TTATACTATGGCCTGTGTGCCCTTGTTAAGCGTTGTTAGCATTTTCGCTACAGAATTTTTCGCATCCACGTCTTCGTCTATGTTACGGACTTCTGCTCTAACTTGAGCTAAAGAGAGTGGGGTAGAAAATGGAGTAAGTTCAGCCCCCCAATAGTACGCAATAAATTCACGCCATACTTCATACCCGGCGCCCATGGTACCATCTTTAAAATTATTCTTTTTATTTACGCAGTATTTGTCAAAGAAGTTATCCCCATTGCTCTCATGTGTTGTACAATAAATATGCACCATTTCATGCAAAATAGTTTCATACCAGGAATTAGGGTCTACGTCGGTGTCCAAAGAGCACAGTATTCCGTAGGTGTCATGATTTATAAATGCTTGTGCCGCGAATGAGTTCATATACCCGTCTTGTGTATAATCGTCATGATATTTTCCTAAATATGATGGAAAATATTGTTTGCAAAACCGCTCGTATACGGCGATACCATTTTCCAAATTAAAAAATTCTATTTTAAGGTTTTGCATGTTTAAGAAATTTTTACCTACAGCGGAGTTAAAGATTGCTATGCAGTATTCAATGATTTCTAATATAATTTCTTCATTAGCATGCTTTGAGAAGTAACTCTTTATATGCAAGATTTCTCTTTTGTCTGTTAACATTTTGCAATCCTCCCAATAGATTTTTTAATATTATAGCATGAAATCTTTGTTTTGGCTATCGTTTACTTTCAATTGGGAAAAAGCTCTTTTCACAAAAAGTTATTACATACTATCTGGACCAGTGCGGACAAATGATGCGTCGGTTTATCATCCCCCTCCATTTCAAAAACAGCACGACGGATTTCCTGATTTGCTGTCTCTAACCGATGACCGCTGGTAAGTGGGATCATTCATGAATTATTGGGCTTTATCTGCGCAGGTGATATGCCTTTTTCCAATTCATCTGCTTCATCGACTGCGGTATTCCTCATAATGCCGGCGCGCTGTGATTGCAGCTCATGCAGCTGCGTCCACCGCAGAGGACATCGCGATTTTTTGTTGTAGAGAGCCAGCATAGCCTCCGCGTAGCCCATAGATCCCATTTTACGTTCCCGCGCGCTGCGAGTAATTTCCCGCGACGAAAATTTACCGACTTTTTCCTGGAACAGATCATCCCGAAGGTTGTCGCCGAAGGCGGTAACCAACAGGGCAATCCCTTTGATAATATTGGCTGTTAGCGACTCTGGCTCTCCTTCCCAGGAAGCGACACAGAGGCGAAGCGTACGGTCCAGCGTGTTGAGGCCATACCGATGATAAATGGATTCTATTGCAGAAATCGCGCACACACAATTCGGACCCTTTTTGGAAGAAATCCTCAGCTGGTAGGATTCAGCCAGGCTCTTGATCAAAATCTGATCGTCATTACCCGCCTCAATATTTGCCATAAAGATTTCGTACGGCATCAGTGGTTTTACAAATTTCTGCTGCTTGGCAAACGTATCCGCCTCCTCCATATAATCCATCCCATCATACACCATACACCAGACGGGCGTGTCCCGGGAGCCCGACACGGCAGCCACGATTTCAATGGTGTGCTGTCCGTTGAATACATAGTTGATTCCATCCCGCCTGCTGACCTTGACCGGATTGATCTGGCGCACATCAAAATGTTCGGCGGTCTTTTGGATGTGGGCAATAGACAGGTTGCGCTGATATGTCTGGTTGGAAACCAGATTCTTAATTGGAATTTTCTCAAAATGTACGTCAGGAACAAACGCACTGTAGTCGGTCATGATTACCCTTCCTTCTTGATCGTATGGAGAACCGCTTCCACCTCATGTTTCAGCAGGATAAGCTCTTTCCGCGCAGCCTGCCTTGCGCCAGAGGATATCGCACTGAAATTCACGGACTGGTTTGCCCGCCGTATGGAGCTGATCCAGGCGGGGATTGTCAGCGTAAGACTGGCAATCTCCGCATCCGGATCGTAGCTGGGCATATCCTTGACAGAAATTTTCGGTACATCAGAGAGCGCGGGTTTCCGAATTCCTGCGGGGAGTATCGTATCCAGGCAGCTGCCGCCTCCCGGCGGATCGATTCCGCTGCGCAGAAGCACGTTCAGCTTTTGGAGCTCTTCCGGGGTTTTATAGGGCAATTCCATGATGCGGTCAACAGTCAGCCATAACCGGCCAAACAGCAATCCTTCTGCCAGCTCCGGCACGGCGGCTCGTACAATATCAATTGCCTTTGCATATGTGGCGTAGCGCTCTACGGTCTCCTGCCGGATATGGTACAGCTTTCCAAGCATCTCCCGTATCCGGATCGGTACAGGTTCGTACTTGGACGTGCCAGTGGAAGAATTTCGGCGGTTTCCTGTGTGGAATGACCCGGAGGCTGCGTAGTGAGCGCCAAGCAGCTTTAGAGAAAGATATTGCCTCCCGATAAGATAGCGTCTCATGGCGTCGGAGAGGTCTGTCCGCTGAAGTTGATTGCGGCAGATCCAGTCGATCACCTCCTCACCGTTTCTGGCTGAGCAATTTTTGATACGGAAAGGAATTCCCAGGCGGTGGAAGGTCGCGTACCGTTCAAAGTCCACCAGCAAACGCCTGCTCCAGACATATACAGGTTCTCCGCAGCCGAAGCGGCGGATCTGCTCTTCCATGCGCGCCAACCCGTCTGTTCCTGACGGCTGTACCAGCCGCCGGTAGTCCTCCCAAATTTTCAGGGTGTATAGTTTTCTGATGTTGATGTCAGAGTCTGCCAAATTCCCTCATCTCCTTTCGCCTCTTGTGGTGCCGGAGTGCCCAGCTTGGCTATGGGCGTTTCTAGTTCAAAAATGACATATTCCTGAAAAACATGGATCAGCGGTTCCATGCGGTGCTCTGCGGCGGGCATACCAAACCGCTCCCGCCAATCAGCAGGAAAGTACGGCGCATATCGCCGGGCCGCATCCCCGCTGTAATAAAACGCCTCCGCAGACCGCAAATCAAATGCCAGCAGCTGCTCTCCATTCTCACATAAATACTTTCCGGTTAAACGGTAGCGGCAATCAAGATTCCACTCCATAAGTGCATAGATTTTCGCAAAAAATATCGGACAGGACAGCTGACGGGGTTTTCGTTTTTTGCTGCCAGCAGAACACCACGGGAGAGCGTCCCTGGCATCCTCTCGGCTGGGACGCAGTGTAAGCGTCCTGGTACCGCGGTTCACCAGAATTTGTATATACTCTGTTTCCTGAAATCTCTTCAGACAGACACTGTTGACCCACATTTTCATTCGTCCAAAGGAAAGAACCGGCTCGGAACTGCTGGAGAAAAACTGACTGCGTATAACCTCAAAACCATCATCGGAAAAAATGCCGCTTGGAACTTTCTCCGGAGGCAGGTATCTCTCATCCTCCATCTGTCGAATCCCCCCGCCGGATCTGTGGAATAAGCCGCTGAATATCATCCGCAACCGCACCGGCTTCCATAAAATTCCGCTCACCGCCTCCGGCGGGCGGTTTTGCGGGGGCCATAAGCCGCCAGTCTCCACAATTGTCTATGACGGCCAAATCCTGTAGCTGGCAATGTGCGTACCAGACGGTTCCAGCTGAATCCGCCCACGGCGGCGGGAAAGCGGCGACAGCCCGACGCGCGGCGCTGCGAAAGAATCTATGATCGATGCCTTCAAATATCTTGTCAGGAATCAATATTTCAGCGTCCTTCCAATAGAACAGAAGGACGGACTCCTCACAATTGTTGTGGCATATACCCTTGATGCAGTATTTATACTCTGCGTTCCAGCCAAACAGCCGGTATAGCGTGGGGATAAAGGCCGCACCGCAAATCGTTCTGGGTATCCATCCGCCGTTTCCGGCCAAACGCGCCCAGCGCAGACTGTGCCGCCCCTTTTTTTCCGCAGGCCGGACAGCCAGCATCTTTTTACCGGAGTGAACGAGCAATTCCACAAACGCGATCTCTCTGAGCTTTTGGATACATATACGGTTGAAGCAGATTCCCTTCGTGGAAAGCGTAACGCACGGTGCGCCGGCAGTATGAAAGAATTGGGATCGGACGACCTCAAAGCCCCTCAAATCAAACTCGCCGGGCTGTGCTTCGACGCGGATTGTTTTCAAGTCAGCGGAAGATTCGCAGACGCGCAGGGAGGCCTCCTGATAGTCTGCGGCGTCAAATCCGGCCCAACGCGGATTCACAGCGACAAACCCGCACATAGGACCATCTACTACCGTGTGGAGCTCTGGCAGAATGCCTCTGCCACCGTATTTTGCGTTGCTGAGCAGCTTCTGTACCGCAAAATAGTCCTCTGGAGTGATAATCGGTTCGTGATGGTCTTCCGCAAAATAGCTGAGACGATCTCCACGATTCTTCCTGGACTTATGATTCAGATAATTGGGAGTGAAAGTTTTTCTCGCCTGGACAGCTCCGCAATGACGCTCATTTCGCAAGACCTGGAGGACGCTGCCCGCAGACCACACCGTATTCCCCTTTTTCGTCCGGCAGCCTAATTGTGTAAGCGTGTCCGCGATCTGCTGGCAGGTATATCCATAGAGATACAGGAAGAAAATGAGGCGGACAATTTTGGCTTCTTTTTCGTTTATGACCAGATTTCCTTCTTCATCCCTGTCGTATCCAAGAAGCGGCGGCGTAAGATAGATTCCGCTTCCGAAACGCATTTCGATGGAGGCGTTCATGGCGTTGCTTTTGATCCGGGATTCCTCCTGAGCGATGCCGGAAAACATCATCAACTGCATCTCGCCCTGCATCTTCAATGTAAAAAGATTTTCGCTTTCAAAGCGTACGCCTACCGGTGGGTTCAAATCCATCAGTTCTCGGACAATCTGCCCGCAGTCCACATAGTTGCGGGCGAAGCGGGAGATGCTTTTTGTTAGGATCAGATCAATTTTTCCTGCTTTGCAGTCTTGGATCATTCGGTTAAATTCTTTCCGCTTCTGTATGCTTGTCCCGCTCAGCCCCTCATCCGCATAGATTGAAACAAGCGTCCAATTGGGATGTTTCTGCACCTGGCTTTCGTAGTAGTTTTTTTGTAACTCATAAGAGGAGGTCTGCCGGGGATCTCCCGTGGAGACGCGCGCATAAACCGCCACCCTCTTGGGTGTACTGTCATCATCAAAATCCGGTTGCGCCGCTGTCACAGGAATGATGCGAACTTTTTCTGAGACGGTTCCCTGATACCGGCGGCGGATCTTGTCCTTTTGTTGTTGGATGCTTTCTTGCCTGCGTTCACTTTCATTCACGTTTGACTACCCCCGGAACTTTTTCCTCAGTATAGAATATTTTCCAGACAAATGGAAATAACCACGGGGACACTGGTATCCCTGTGGTTATTGAAACAACAGAATTCACATATTTTTTGACTTGCCTTTGCTATCTTCCCACGTTTGGTAAAATTTTGACCGAATCTGAACGAAGGCGAGGCAAAAACATGGTACTGAATTGCAAACGAATCGGACAAAGGATACGCGTCATACGCAGAGCACGAAAAATGACCCAAGCGGAGCTAGCAGAGTGCGCAAACCTCTCTGTCCCTTACGTCAGCCACATTGAGAATGGAATCAAGCAGGCCAGCCTGCAAGCGGTTGTCAATATCGCGGAGGCTCTGGAGTGTACCGCAGATAAACTTCTTTATGAAAACCAGCCGGACTGTTGCAGTATTTGGCAGCCGGAATTGTCAGAGATGCTGTCCGGCTGCACTGCCTCTGAACAGCAGTTTTTGCTGGAAGTTCTCAGTGCAATAAAAAATTGTTTCATGACAAACAGGCATACATTCGGCAGCAAGTGAATCGGTAGATATGCGCTTACTGTCCGTCCCAAATCACCGTATAGCGGCATACCATTTCTCTCCCGCGCCTCTGGAAAGCCTTCTGTCCGTAGGCTTTCCAGAGGTGTGTTCCTTTTGCTGTATCCGTTAAAAAAATACTATGCCCAGACCGGGGATCAGGACGATTTGATTTCCATTGGGACCATTGGCCTGATAAAAGGAATATCTACCTTTAAAGCGGACAAAAATGTACGGCTGGCTACTTACGCCAGCCGGTGCATTGAAAATGCTATACTATCATAGCGGCCCGAAACCCGGTCCAGGTGGACAAACGAACGTCATCCGGCGAAAAATGGTGTGTGTTTGGCAGCATATGCTCCAACATGATAGTAATGTCCCGGTATACTCACGAAACACTCGTCTATGCCCCTCTTTATATTCACAGCTTCCGGCTTATCCAGCCCCATACAATCGTGGAGGCAGAAAAGTTTAATATCAGGTACTCTGATCCGTCTCAAATTGACAATACCCCAGATAAACTTAGGTGGTACCGGTATAGCTGCGGACTTCTTCAACGGGATGTTGCGGATTTTATTGGAATTGAACGGAGTACCTATTCAAGTTATGAAGAAATCGGGAGAGACTACTATCCTATTGAAAATATGTTGAAAATATCTGAGTTGTTTTCCGTCCCTGTTACTGAGTTGCTCGACGACTATAATCTATTCATCTATCATAATCAAGGAGAGCAGATTAGGAAGATACGTGAAAAAAGGGGAATGACGCAAAGAGAATTTGCCCGCCGTTTAGGAGTACCTTACGGAACCTTGCAGCAATGGGAACAGAATAGAGTGCAAATGTTCAAAAGCGCATGGAAAAATTTAATGGAACGAGGATAAAAAATGCGGATGGAGTATGCTGTCTCCATCCGTACTATTTTGGTATGTATTTTTTTATTTCATTGATTAACCGTACTTTTTGCTCAGTAGAGGAGGACATGGATTTTACCAATTCAATAACAGTTTGTGCATGAACATCAGCAATTTTTTTTGCCAATTCCTGCTGAGCCTTTTCCCCTTTGGGATAATGGATAATAACACTAAATACCATGCACCTCCCCATCGTGTCCTTACATTTGCCAATATATGCTGGCTGTAGCTTAATTATTTCAAAAATTGGTTTGTTGCAGATTGACCGCCGCCAGATCTCATTTTTTCCAGTTATTTCTCTGGCTCATTCTGACGGCGGCTCAGTCTTTACAATGTTATACCATCATGTTATTATAGTCAACGGTAACCCAGTGTTTGCTTTGCCCAACGACCAGACAGTAAGAGTAACTCAACTTGCCAGTTTGGAAATGAAAACACATAAAGCATGTAAACCAGATCTGAATCCATATTTGGATGAGGAATACATTGCATGGCTCAAACACAGAAGAAATGTCCTAAAGGCAAATGGGAAATATCGAAGTATTTGGCAAAGACAGAATGGCAGATGCGCATATTGTAATAATCCGATGCGCCGAGACCAAGAGATTGATGTGGTGGAAAAGGTCGTGGGCAAAGGCTGGACCATAAAGAATTTAATGTATATCCACAGAAAATGTGCCTTTGATGTATATTTCAAAGCCGATAATATGGACGCAAGCCATATTGATCTTTTTGACCTCCTGCAGAATTACACAGTCGATAAACCGGAATCCCAATCTCCCTATCTGGAATTACGGGAGTATTTCAGAGTTATAGAAAAAAGCCCTTTTACACTGACCTTTCATGAAATCGAGGATATTCTAGGAGACAAGTTACCTCCAGAAGCGTATTTGTACGATGCTTTCTGGTTTGAGTTTGAGCCCGGAATGCAGTTACCTATGTGGGAAGAAGAACAATATCCTAGAAAGATACTTACACTTGATGAACCTGACTACTGTATTTCCGACGCTTGGTGCAGCCAGGGCTATGCGATCAAAGCCCTGCACCGCTCAGAGGAACGGGTCGTATTTAGACGGGTAGAGCATGGCAAAACAGGTGTGAAAATTCCAAAGGTACTGTTGACAAAGAAGATTCCAGAGAATAAAGCATTTGAATTAGAGAAAATCCTGCAAAAATATGTCAAAGACAATGGACTATGAGGAAAAATGAAATCAATCATACTAATTTTGGAGAGTAATATACAGGCGGCTGATCTTATTGCGCTTGAGTTGAGCCGGGAAGGTCACTACCTCATCCGTGCGCATAATGGGCAAGATGGGATGCGTCTGCTCCGGACACGAAAGCCGGATGTTGTACTGATAGACCTACCGGAAAGAATGGAGCCGGACAGCTTTGACATATTTTTTCAAATGCAAGAGGACGGATTGGATACCTCGCCGCTTACATTCGTTAATGAGAGCGAAGTGGATTTAGCTGAAAGTTTCAAGATGGATTACATTGTCAAGCCTTTTTCTATCCATGACCTAAAGGAACGTTTATATTCCTTCAGTGTGTTAGGTGCGGCAGCCACCCGAAGAAGCAGCGTAATTTGCTGCATCAAACGAATTGGTCGTTCTGCTTCACCAGCGCCACCACATCCCGTTCCGGTTTGCGATTCTGTTTGCGCAACGCCCGGCGCAGATAGACTAGCACCTTAGCCTCAGTCAACCTGACTCGCTGCCATTCTTTGTAGTCCATGTCCTTTGGCTGCTTCTGCGTATAAAAACGGTGCAGGTACTCGCAGCATTTGGCGTAAAACTCTTTGGTAGCAGGATGGGCCTTGATCTGATAGAGTAGTTTCTGCGTCTGATAGACAAAACCGCTTGGGGTGTTGCTCGCCCTGGCAAGCTCCAGCAGAATTTGGGATCTGTTTTGCTCCAGAGCGGCCTTCGGCATTGCTAAAACTGTATTGTAGATACGCTGTGACTCACTGCCTACATCAAAACCGGCTTCTACGGGTTCGAGATAGTTGGTAGTATAGCGGTGCTTCTCCTTGCTATCTAAGTCGCTGCGTTTCTGCCAGAACTGCAGCTTGGTTGGCATACCGCTGACGCCCAGTCGAGAAAACGCATTGTCCGGCAGAGCCAACTGGCCAAGGAACCAGAAACGGCTTTCCATCTCCCGAATCATTGCCTTATCAGAGAAATCGTCCGCCAAAAAGGACTGGGGGACTACCAGTGCCATGATACCCAACGGCTTTAACAGTTCCGCCGCCTTGACGCAGTAATACAACTGAGAGGACATCTCCGTTCCGTTTTCCACCCACCATTTCAGGTGAAAGGGAGGATTTCCCACCACATAGTCAAAGCGCACCTCCGATTGGTAGGTACGGATGTCGCCCTGCACCAGATTGGCCTCCGGGTAGAGATACCGGGCCACCTTATAAGCGTTTACGTCCAACTCACAACCGTAGACATTGGAAATGGTAGGCGCATAGTTGAAAAAGTTTCCCATGCCGCAGGTCAGGTCGGCTACCAGGTCGTGTTCTGAAGGCCGCAGGCAGGTCATGACCAACTCACACAGAGCGGGTGGAGTGAAGAATTGGCCGTTTTCAAACTGCTTTTTTTCCTCGCTGTACTCGTGATAGTTGGCGAAGTCTTCCTGCTTCAGTCCATGTAGGCCGCCGATTCCGGTGTAAGCATTGAAAATATCTTCCCGGCTGATGCCGAACTCTTCCGCCCGACCGCTGTCAATGAGATATATGATTTTTTTGTTTAGCCCCTCCCGATGTTCCTGGGGAACCGGTGTATGTTGGTCCTGATATTTCATAGCAATCCTCCCATCGTGCCAAAATAATCGGTCACAAACTTCCGGGCGTGGCCCTCGCTGGTGAAACGGATATCCATACGCCCGTTTTTATACAGCTTAATCCGGTCCAGCTTGTCACAGCCGTCCAGTTCCCAGAGGTCATACCATAGATTTGCGCTGTCCGAAAGTAGCTCATTGATCTCATAGGGATATGGCTGAAAGCCCCCAGCCTCGAAATAGGCCGCTGCCTTCAGGACATTTTTTCCGATGTCGTAAATGTACCACTGCTCATGTCCCCGGTAATAGCCGTAATTACAGGCCCCGCTGAGAATCTTTACAGTTACCTTTTTCCATTCGTAATTTGCTGTGTGGTCTTCGTTCCAGACCGCACAGCGGCAGTTTTCCACTAATTCATAGGGGGCCTGCTCCTCAAAGGTACGTCCGCCAAATCCAGACAAAATCAGTTTTACAACGTCCTGGTAACAAAGGACAACAGGGGACCAGTCCGCTTTATCTTCCGAACTGACATAAGCCGGTTCCTGCGGGAGAAGGCCGCGCATAACGGCATAGATATCGATTGAAAGATGGTAAGTTTCGTTCAAATAAAACACAATGTCGCAGAGAAATGTTTTATGCAGGAAAAAGATATGCTTCATCAGGTAGTTCACATCAATCTCATGCCACCAGTCAGAAATAAGGTATTTGCTTTTCCAATGTTCCATCTGATCCTCTGGGTCAAACAGGGCGCCCTTTTGCTGGGCGCACATATCTGTCCACAAGGCCCCAATCTGATAAAAACCTGTCACGGCGTCCTGGTAGGCTGTCTGCTGGCGTTGCATAAACTGTCGATCCGTCTCAGTGATGCAGTTGTCGGCTTGAACTTCCACCGCCGCAAATTTTTCTAATAACTCCATAGTCATTTCTCCTCTATTTTCCATTATCTCAGCTAACAGTGCCCAGATACTTGCCGGCAAACTGCCCTGCATACTCCGATGTACGGAATTTCAAGTCAACTCGATTGTTTTTGAACATTTTCATCTGTTTTACCTTTTCACAGGTGGGAAATTCCACCACAGGCTCTTTGATTTCGTGATAGACCACATTATCTGGATGAAGATTCAGCCGGCAGGAACTCAGAAGCGGATCTTGAAGCGGACAAGGTGCAGACGGAAATACCGGACAACTGAGAACCGGGTTCCCGTTTTCTGGTGTCCAATCAATACCACGGTAGGACATATGGCCGATCAGAAAGTGTTTACCTCCAGCCAGCAGCCCGCAGGGTGTCTCCCACACCATATTGCGAATTGCCTCGCTGGTATAGGTCCACCCGCCGTAGAAGTCATTATATGGGCGCGTCCCCGGCGGTGGTCCTCCGGGTTCCAGCCTTCTGCCAATAGCCGGCGGGTAAGTTCATTGATTTCTTTCATAGGGCTTGCCATCTCCGTCATGCACAGAGTAGTGCTTGTCAAACACCTTGTCGTAGCCCTCTTTGCCGGTGGCACCGCAGCTAGGGCATGTCCACTCATAAACGCCCCCGTCGTCCAGCGGTTCATCGTCTCCATATTCCAACTCTCCGCCGCAGATGGGACAGATTCCCTTCTCATCCGCACCGGGGTCTTTGATCTCCAAGCTGCCGCGATGGATGTAATCCACCAATGCTCTCGTTTCCAGGCCGGCAAGCCTTTGGCATACATCCACGATTTCACAAAGCTTGCTTTCAGTAAAGAAAGCTCCAAGGCTCAACTGACAGCTGGAGACCAGTTCCGAGGCTTGTTGGGACTGGATCATGCTCCGTCCATTTTGGAGCAACAGCTCCAGTGCAGCCAGGAGCGTCAAAGGGTCACCCAGCGCCATTTGATTGAACTGATCGAGTTTCATAGCAGCGTATGTCCTTTCTTCAGATGATTGAATATTACTGGTTACGTGTTGCTCCGCCTGTATAGAGTATGGTTTGTCCTCCGGGTTTGGGAACACCAGCTTCAGCGGGCCATAGATGTAAACGGGTTGGATCTTCCAATGCCAATCCAAGCTCGAATCAGATAGCCAAGCGGAATCATGACCAGCCCCATAGCGGCCCTCCTCGAACAGATCTTTCGTGGCAGCAAAGTCTTTTTTCAACTGGCCGGCATCGAGGCCTCCCACTTCCGCCATCAGCGACAACATACACTCCAGTGCATCGCTGTAAGTATAGAACAACTTTGGAGTTGAGATGCCACAGTCATAGCACTCAATCAGCACATAGCCAGCGATACCACAGTCCTCCACGACCCAGCCATCATTGCCGCCGTGCTCCTCTTTGATATACTGCTCCAGTCGAACGCCCTGGTCGGTGCCGTCCAGGCAGTCCCCAAAGATGGAGTAGCCGCCCTTATTGGGCTGGAATGCCTTGTTGTCGCTGGAAACGAGATAAGTGCGGCTTTTCCAGGGATACTCCGTTTTGTTGTCAGGGCCAAAGGAGGCAAAGGTGATATAGGCGCTCAGGTGGGTATTGGGGTGTTTGCACTCATGCTGAAACAGCAGTTCCTTTAGTTGCTTGTATTCCATAAGTCACCGTCTTTCGTTAAAATAAGAGGAACCGGCTCTGACATTTTTGTTTATATAGTGGTTCCTCTCTAAAGTGCAGGAGCGCACCGAAAATCCGGTGCGCTCCTAGTCATTGTTGTCAGGCGGCCATCCCCATAGCCGGGTGGCAGTCAACTGCCTGGCTCACAGGAACTGGCAACAGCCGGTAGAGGGTGTTCTCTGTCTCAAAGCGGATGTTGCCCGGCTGGATACTATGGATCTCCACCACACGGGAGGTGTGGGTATACCCACCCTCGTGGAGAATGATGGCACGATTGCCGACGCACAGCGGGAACAACAATACACCGCTGACGGTAGCGGATTTCTTGATTTTCATGTTCTTACCCTCTTTCTGTAAATTGATGGTCTTGGGCATCGTTTGGATATAGCTGAAAGTAGGCCCGGTACAGCTCTTTCAGCAGCCTGCGCACCTGTTTGGGCGTCATGCCATGTTGCCGAGCCGTCTCTGCAATGGAGTATCCTCGTAGGCGCAGAGTTGCAAGCTCGTACTGCGGCCAAGTGGCGACGGAGGCCAGGTCGTGTAGAAACAACCTGGCCTCCAGTTCCTCCATAGGGTCTGCTTTCGGTACAGTATCCCAGTAGCGCAGTTCGGTTTCTTTTCGCCGCTCCTCAGTGCGGAGAAAAGACGCGATGCTCTGTCCCATGGCCCACCATGCGATGGTGGAAAAGGCATACCGGTGCAACCGGGGCTGTGTCAGGTACCGCCTGACGGCGGATAAGTATCCCATAGCGGCGATGTCGTAGTATTCACGGTCATCCCAGCCCTGTTCATTCAGAAACGAGAAAATCAGGCCGTGATTACTTGCCGCAAACCGGCGCTGCTCCTCCGTCAGCGGTTCTGACCATGTTACAGCGGCAGCCCGTTCCGGTCGCCGTCGATGGCAGTGCCAACCTGGAAGTGGCCCTCGTTGCTGGGCATAGTCCGGGCCGGACGCACCATTTCTACGCCGTTGCCGGCCTCCGCCTCAATGTTTTCGGTGCGCTGCTCCAGAATCAGCTTGATCTGCTCCTTGAAGTCATCGGCATAGGCACGAATCCGCGCCAGCTCCTCGCCGGTGAAGTCGTAGAGCTTCTGGAAGGTGGCCACGCTGTAATCATCCTTGCCGTTGTTCTTCTTTTTCAGCCCGATACGAATCACGCTGCCGCAGACGCCGCGCCGCCGGGAAACAAAGGCGGTGTTGACGAACTGCGAATAGGGCGTGATGCTGGTGGGGGAGAGGGACAACTGGATGGGCATGACTTCTCCGCTGCGGAGCAGGTAGATGATTCGCTGGTTCTTGCACGCTTTCCCTTTTCCGGTGCCCTTGGTATCGCTGCCATAGCGGTTGTAGGGGCAGTCGGCGCAGATGCCGCCGGGATCGCCATAGCCCAGCTTGCCGTCCATGGACTGGCAGGCGGGCGGGGTATTGTCGTCGTAGTCCTCGCCTGTGGGCCAGTAGGTATTGGCGTTGTGGCTGTAGACAATGACGCCCTCCAGATACTTGGCGTAGTCCGGGTTGTCCGGATCGTCGCTGGGCAGCTCAAACTGGACCTGCCCGCCGCTGGGGATCTTCACGCGCTGGAAACCCAGCTGGAGGCCGTCGATGTCCTCCGCCAGCTCTTCCTTGGTAAAGCCGGCGCCGCCGTCGGCCGCCATATCGGGCAGCAGGAAAGGGGTGCGCTCCATCAAAGCAGTGTTCTGAGTGTTCATATAATTGTCCTCCTATAAAATTATTTCCTACACAGCCGTCAGGCGGCCATGCGGGTGACTTGGTTGATCCGCCGAAACAGCTCCGGCGACATGGTGACGATCTGGTAGCCAATCTCCTCTAATTTGGAGGCCCTGTCGTAGCTCTCCACATCCTGGCTGTACCGGGTGACGGCGTTGGCGAGACCGTAGAGGGTGTAGTCGGCGTCCTGGATCAAATGCTGGAATACCCCGTTGCTCTCCGCTTCGGTGATGCCAAAGCTGGAGCTTGCCAGCTTGACCACGCTGGGGATATCGGCGGTGTTCAGCTTCTTGTCTGTGCTATCCCGCAGCGTGTCTACGATCCTGGCAAACCAGGCTTCGTCTACCGCCGCCCGAACCGTGTCCTGCACCTTCATAGTGAACGCCTTATCATCAGCCTCCAGCGTTTCTTTGGAGTAGATCAGCAGGTTTTCATCCGCGCTGCTGACCCTGCCGATGTGATTGCGGCGGGTGCGGGCCTCGTTGACAGTCATGCCGTTAGAACAGACCAGACGGTAAATCAGAGGCTGGACACATACTGCGCCTTGGCCCGTCTCGCTGTTGGAGATGACCACACCGGCCTGCACGATGTCCCCGGGGACAACCTCGGCGGTGAGCTTGGGATTGACCACCTTGATGAACATATAGTCGTCCGACAAATTACAGCTCTCGTAGATGGCATCCGGTATCTCCTGGATGATGGGCAGGGTCATTTGCGCGATGTCGATGTTGTCAATGCGGCGGTAGCGGTTGCTGAGGAACGCCCTGGCCCGGCCGTCGATGGTGCGGATCATGCGCTGTTCCGGCCCTCGATGCAGCCAGGTGTTGACGTTGTGGGCCAGCAGACCGATGTTCTCCTGGAGCATCCGGTCGTAATACTTCCGAGGGATACCTAGGTAATCGCCCATCTGCCGGTGGGCGGTGGGCAGGATGTCCAGCGGCTCTATCCGGTCAATCTCGCCATCCAGCAGGCGCAGAGTGGGTACGCCGTCGCAGGTCTCCATGTGCAGATTTTCCGTATTTACCAGATAATCCGCCTTGGCCTGGCTCTGACGCATGATCTCCGCCGCCGCCTGCTGGATGGTCATTCCTTGCTTCATTTTCTTGATCCCTCACTTTCTTTTACCATGTGACCGCAATGCAGTTGTCCTGCACCGCAGTTGTCAGGCCGTCCTGCTCCAAAATCTCCGCCAGCCTAGGCCAGAGAGCCTTGGTCGGAAAGTCAGCCAACATTCCCTGCTTGACCTCTTTCCCGTCTGCCTTGGGGCAGACGCAGACGGAACCGTCCTCCTGGACTGTCAAGGCGTTGTGACCGCGGGAGTCCAAGTCAGCCAACAGGATTTCCAGCGCCTGACGGCCCTGAGCCTCGTACCACTGCTGAGGGTCTGCCGGCTGCTGGTTAGGCGGAACTGGCTGTTCCGCCGTGCCCTGTACCGGAGCCAGCTTAATCAGCGCACAGGAGAGCTTCCCGTTCTGATTTACCGTCACATCGGCAAATTCGTAGTCCATGACGCCATAGACGCGGATACGTCCGGTACCGCCCTGGGCAACGAATAAAGCCGGGTCACGCATCATCCACTCCCACCGGACATCGGGGTAGCTGGCCTTCAGGCAATCGGACACCCGGTAGTTGACGTGGTGCAGCAAGGTCTGGGCCAGTTGCCAGTTATAGCCGTTGGCCTGCTTCTGCTTGGCCATCCGCTGGGGGAATACCTGGGTACACAGGAGCCACAGACCCCACACCGCGAAGGTGCCAATCAGCAGCGAAATCTGCCAAGTTCCCCGCACCAGGGCCAGATTGGCAATTACTGCACCGGTCAGAAGTCCGATACTGCCGCCAATGGTCTTCTTTTGTTTCAT